GACCGGCCCTCCGGCATCCGCCGGATGGATAAGCTACGCGTGAGTAACCCACGCGCCGCGGTTGGACCATTCTGTATACAGAATGGTCCGCTTGCGCCTCTTCGAGCGGCCTCTAAGATCGTAACTAGTTCTTTCGAGATCGCTTATAGTCCATTGCTGGACAGGAAGAGTAGTCAGGCTCGGAAGCCTTTCCATCTCCCACAACGCACTCAGCACAGAGACGTGCTGATCCACCTTATCTATTGACGTACTCAGTGAGACGTAGCCAACGGATCGGTACTCAGCCCTGCAGAGCTCCTTGTTGAATCGGGTTTCGATTCGACTGGAGCACTCATCAAAATCGCCGGCGAAGCCGGCGTCTCCCCATCCGTGTGGTACACGGAAGCGGAGATCAGATGGGACTGATAGGTAGAGAATTCTCCAAGCGTCATAGAAACGACCGTCGCGAGCCAAACCAGAACACCGGCTATGGCTATAATCGCTGAGAGCATTAGCCAATCGGAAAACGCTCTCAAGACTGTCGAGTTCTTCACGGACGAAGAAGGGTCGGACGTTGCTGCCAAGGAAATAATCTTTTCCACAACTTTCCCGGAAGGGACCGTCATGGAAGGATTTTTCGCTGTTGGTTTGGAAACCTGCATAATCTAAAACCTCGGTTAATAACTGATATGCGCCAGTGGGGACAATGATGTCATCCCCATAAACGCTAACGTCAGTCGTGTCGAGGCCCAGTGTCTGGCAGGTGGATAGTGAAATGGCCGTAAATAAGAGCGTTTCAAGCTCGAACGTATAGCCGTTACCCATGCTACTATGTTTATAATAGCTTTTCCATTCCCCATCTAACTTATAGGCCGGAGAGCGAGCGCAGTTCAGCAATCGCATCCAAATAGGAGGCAATAACCGTTCAACGATACTCTGTGCAACCGTGTCAGATGCTGATTTCAGGTCAATAGTCGCTAACGTTCCGAATTTCGAACCGATGCGAGCAAGATCCTGATTCCTCTTCTGGGAGTTAAGGTTGATACCTAATTTCCTGAGAGACGACCGTAGTTGAGAGCCAATCCCCTTCTGCAGCAATGCATTGAGGTGAGGTTCAACCGCTATAGGTCGATCAGTTTTGGCATTTTTGGGCACAAACGTAACAGCATTACCACGTACAATAGTAGCCTTCACATTATCCGATTCATTGGACTCTGGATTAGCTGAGCGGTGAAAAGCCGCCCACGATGGTATGGATTCCACAATCGATGTGAAACCGCATGCTGCGAGATCCGCAGTAGCGTCCAGGTTTCCCTGGATTTTATTGTACACGGACACATGGTCGCCCTTAACCGAAGATGTAACCCCTGGCCCCCACCCTACCGATTCAACGATAGAGGCGAAGGTTCGGGAGCGGTCTGTGCCGCTAGACAAATCAGGAAGCGTAGTCTCGATAATTTTACGTGCCCGATCAAGGATGATCGAGTACGCCCTATTGGGATCGAGGCGCAACCTGAAGTTTGTTTCGCGACAACGGGCCTCGCACTCTTTAAAAGTGCGAACGGCGGCTTCTTTTGGATCAATATCTGTTAGCCGAAGCTTAGGATACTTCGATAACATCTTAGTAACAAGATAGTCATCGCCAAAATCGTGCGCAGAACTGTAGTGCAGCGGATTAATCTCTAACGTTAACAAGTCATTGTGGCTACCTTCGGAGAAGATAAGCCAAACAGCGAGCGAACGTGGAGTGTTAACGGCTGCACACACAGAACGTACTACCTGCGACAAGGTCTCTTTACGAGCCTTGAATGAACGCTTTGAGCTATTCATAAACGTATTTCCTTGTTTGACAGAGGAGAGCCAAGCCAACCTTGTTAGGTAGGCTGAGCCAGATCGATGATCGTATCCTGGAACTGGGCGTTCGAAAGAGCGCCAATCAGATACAGGAGGACATCCTTTCGCGCAATGCGATCGGTTGCATCCGGAAGATCGAACTGTACGTTCGCGAGAGTCTTGTACGCTGCGACCGGGTTGGGCTGGACGCCCGTGCCGGAGGAAGGCGCTGTTACGGCCATCTTCGGATCCATGACCTTAATGGTCACTTTGTACACACCATTTGCGTTCTGTCGAACGCCCAACGACAGCTTCTTATAGCTGCTGATGGTGCCGCCGCTGCGATCGTGCCACTCATAGAGATTGGCATTGCGCGATGCGATGGCGAAGGTATGTGCAACAGGCGTGGCCTGTCCGTCGTTGATGTTGAAATTGGCAAACGTTGCCATAGTACACCTCAGGTGTTAAAGGTCTCTTGCGAGACAGTGGGATTATTCCCTTTGCCATGATTGGCGAGGATCACGCGAGGTCGCGTGAACCCATTGTAGCCGCTACCGGCCAAACCGCTGAAGTAGCAGTGATGCAGCGCTAATGAGGCGCTGGGCGGAGGATCCGCCAGCAATGTCGACGCCAGGGAAAACGGGAGTAGCCGAGATTGGTTTTCGGATGATCCACGTTTCCTTTGACATCAATATGCCATTTACGTACGCAGCTTCGAAATTATCCGAAACAACGCACGCGCGCACATTTTTCATACCCTGCAAAGCTGTCGATCCAGCCAAGTAGTCGCCGATTCCGAAGAACCAGTCGGCCACGAAGCTATACGGCAGCAGGTTCCATGCCAGATTACCGGGGTTCAGCAAGCCGAGCTCTTGTAGAGTTCGTCTTCGTTTATCCTCGATAGTTGCTGTTATGCGAACGCGGGGCGGTATTGCCGCGAGGTTAATGTTCCTTTTCCCCAAATAATCAGGAGACAAGTTCTTAGTAAACCCCATCGAGCCACCTCGTCCTTCAATCGGTTTCCCGACCGCACGAGAGATGACCTGGCCCACTTCCATCTTACGATGGTAGGCCTCAATACCCCCATAGACATCGCTGACGAGCGGCTTCCAACCGTACTGGTAGGAAAGCCACCCATTGGCGAGTCTCTGGTTAGGAGTTGCAGCTTTTAAGCTACGCATCTGAGCAGCACCTCGCCGACTTAACTCGGTACTAAGGGTGTCAGCTGCTGCTGCAAACTGGCCTCGTTTGATCTCACCGGCTGCCTGGGCTACTCTAAGCATGGCGGACGTAACCATTTTAACGGTTTGTCCACCTTCGAAGAGCGACTCAGCCAAGTCGATTGACCCGGATCCAAACTTCGCTAACGCGTTATTAATCTGACTAGCTTCCATTCCAGCTGATGCAGCTGGACGGCGAACGTAATCAGGGATCCACGATGAAAACACAAAGCCGACTGAACCTGATTTACCAGCACTAAGCGTGTCAGGGATTCCCTGATACGTGTTCGTGTTGTTCTCAAGTCTTCGTACGGTCATCAATGTGTCGACCAGCGGATTAGGCTTTCGGCCCCCGTCGGCGGACTGGACGTCAAGGTAATAGCCAGCAATGGTCTGAATGGATTGATTTCCAAACCGATCACGATTGACAATATCCTTTAGTCCGTAGTTTTGCTTACGGGTAGCCATCTAATCCTCTCTACGTTAATGTGCAAACGACCGTCACGGCGTTCCAGTAGTTTACAATTGAGCCTTTTGGGCCCTACTGGTTCACGCAACGGATTCGTCGCAGAGTTAACCTCACGGTTCTCTGCAACTACCCAACCTAGACTGACGTATAACTGGTGATAACCAGC